CTCTCTTAGCGTCAATGATTTTCTGAACATCTGGATCAGTTGTATCCAACTCATTAAGAGCATCCTCAGTCTTAGCCTCGCCTACAGCAGCAACGAACCTTGCTCGGTCCATTTTAGACCCATCAATAGTGTATGATACTTCAGCTTGAGTAGGAGCCTTTTCTCTGGCGACAATTTTATATTTAGTTGGAGTATACGGATCTGTTGAATCTACTTCTTGAATAGTAAAGTCAAGTTTTTTGTAGGTCTTCCCAAGCATCTCCGCCATGGATATTGCTTGTTCTTCGGTATCCAACTCTTTGGTGAGCTCCATATCTCCAGATTCATCTCTAATGAATCCAAATTTAGAGTCTCCGTAATCTAGTATTACTGGTTCAAGTATTTCTTCAACAGGCTGAACTTTTGGAGTTTTAGTTTTTGTGTCTAAAGTTACAGTTTCGCCTGGCTTAAACTCAGTCTTCTCTTCTTCTTTCTTCTCTTCTTCTTTCTTGGTTTCTGCTGTCTTTTTTGACCCAAATAATAATGCTGGAGATTGTATACCAGCTGCTCCAAACATACCAGCTGCGTAAGCGTCAAGAGATTGAGTCAAAGTTGGAGTTTTTAATTCTCCTTCAACTCCAATTCCTTTAGCTGCGCTAGATACATATTCTTGCCCTACTTCAGTAGCCCCCTCAATCTGGCTATTTACTAAAATTGTTAATGCTTTCTTCCTTAAATCTTTTTTAATATTTTCTAGTCCGAATATATCTAAAACTTTTTTAGCTCCAAAAAGCTCAAGAGCTCCAGATAATGCCCCACCTATTTCTGCTAACGCAACTTGATCCTTACCTTGTTGAATAACTTGAATAGGTGTTATTCCTTCCTTTTTAGCTATTTCTTTAACAGTTTCAAGGTATATGTTACCAGACTCCATAGCGTAACTCATACCACCACCAGTCGCAACCGCTAATGGAATTTGAGCTGTTGCTTGTCCAACAGAAGACGATATAAAATTTACTAAATCATATCCATCTTTTACTTGAGATAATGATGATATAACATCGCTATTCTCTAAATCTTTATTTAGTTTAATAGCTAATTCTAATGCAGCGCTAGTTGCATTATTTCCTTTGGCTATTTTATCTGTAATGAGTTTTTTATATTCTCCAGCTTTATATTTTGTAGTTCTTCCAGCTCTAGGATCTGTAAGACTTGGCATTTCAATTATTTCATCATCTGGAACATTAGCTACTGACTTCAATAATCTTATGTCAGATTCTGCCATATTGCTTATTCTTTGAGCACCCTTTGCTTCCATTGCGGAAGGAATTTGCATTGATAAAGTTTCCCAAAACTTCTTACCAAAACTTACAAATGGATTTTTTTCAAGCTTGTCATAGGCTTTTTGATCTTCAACTCTTTGCGCCTCTTCAATAATTCGCTTCGCCTCTCTTTCTTCCTCCTGAATAATTTGTAGTTTTTCATCTATCTTGTCAGGAGCTTGCTCTTTTTGAGGGATTCTAACATTAGGAACTCTAGTAGATTCACTAGCTACTACTTCAGGCTTCGCTGCATCAAATCTAGGAATCCTTGCAGATACCGATGAACCAGCCGTTCCAGACGAGCCCGTAGCGACTTTTTTTTTAGGTTCTTTGTATTCAACCTTTAAATCTTCCAAAGATTGAGCTACTCCTGAATATTTCTGGAAAAAAGAATTTCTATCTTTAGTATAAAGACCTTTATTAGAAACGACGTTATATACTTTATTCTTGTATTCTTCGTCTTGACTATATCTCTGCTGAAATTCTTGAAAAGACTTAGTATATAAACCCTTTTCAATTAATACATTGTAAAGTTTTTCTAACTCGTTCATGCTGTTTGTTTAATATTTTTTTATTAATCTAATACTCCTCCACCTGCACCTGTTCCTCCACCAGTACCTCCAAGTCCTGCGTCGTACAACTGTCGTCTTATTTGATCTATGGCGTCTAATAGCGCGTTGTCATCATCTTCATCTATCGTTATAGGGGTTACTCCAGGTGCAGAAATTATAATTTGATTATCTGTCCCAGGCCCATCAACAGCTTGAGCTGTTATGTTAGCGGAAATTCTTCTAAGAACCCTATTAAGCTCGTCTACATCATCTATATCAGAACCAACAGCTAATATTGCATCTTCAGCAATTTCAGCTCCAGTAGCGCCAAATGGTAGTTCATACAAAGGTATAAATCCAAGATCTTCTTCTAAATCCTCTTCTTTAGGAGTTCTAGTGTAAGGACTAAATACAGCTGTTCCTTTTCTTTCAATGCTAACTTTAGCATCAAACTCTTTAGTCAGTTTATCTTTGATTTCCTTTTTCTGATCATCTGTAGGGTATGCATTACCGTTAGCGTCGATATAAATGTTTTTCCCACCAGCTTTAGACTTATCATAAACCGCAGTATAACCTCCATAATATCCACCCATTACCTCAACTAACTTGTCAGGATCTTCAACAATAGAGTCAACCACGCTGTCTCTAACTTTTGTATAGTTTTCATTGTTAAGAACGGATGTTTCAGATTCTATCCCTCCTTGTCTTAATATTTTAGTTACTTCTCCTATGGATGCAAAAGAATCTTCCAACTCTTTCTTCACGTCAAACTTTGGCTCTATAGCCTCAAGACCCTGAGCAAGTACGCCTACGCTCATCATTCTGCTTGGATCTGCTATAGGATCTCCATTCTGATCTAAATCTGTAAAAACAAAGTTTCCATCTGCGTTTACAATAAGCGCTTTATTTTCTAGATTACCGTACTTAAAAAGCTTTTCTTTTTTTTGCTGTTCCTTCCAACTCATTTCACCCTTAGACAATCTATCTATGTCTCTTTTGTAAGATGGTGAAAAAGATTTAACAGCAGTGTCTAGACTTTGAACATTGTTTTTCATGTTCTCCATCACCATTTTATATTGTGCTGGCGTAATCTTGCCCTCCTTTAATAGCCTGTTCTGAGTCAATGCTAAGTCCTTCATCTCGTTGGTTCCGTTAAGAACCATGTTTCTAAGATAGTTTTGCTCAGGCAAAGACACTTGAGATGCCCCTCTAACGAGGTCCATGCTTAGTTTATCAAGTTCATCTCTTTTAGCCTGTCTTTCTTGGCTTACTCGATCAATCTCACCAGATATCTCAGATCCAATCTTACCCCAGTCAACCTGGGATTCAGTACCTCTTCTTACGTAATTATAGTATGTAGACATCTTTAGAAACCAGTTGGTATTTTGATTTTAGGCTTACCAACCCCTGCGGCTGGATTACTCATTCTACTATAAGGAGTAGTTCCTCCTACACTAGACGCCGATGTTTTATTGCCAGCAGATCCTCCAAACAGCCCAGGGAACATTGCCCCTATTCCTGATTTTTGAGCCTCTTCGTTTTTTCTATAAAGATCTGATGCTTCATAAATAGTACTTCCAGCACCAGCTATATTTCCAAAACCACTTTCTACTGATTTAGCTTTCATCGCTTGAGCATCCGCTGCGGCTTCTTGAGCACCAGTAGCTTGATTCAGGTCAATAGTGGCCAATCTATCTCTAATGTTAGCTTCCTCCTCGGCAATTTGTAGGTTTCTGTTATACAGGTCTTGTTGCATAGCCATTCTTAAAGCCTCTGAACCTTGTTGAGCTTGCTGCTGTAGTCCAGATACACCACCAATTACTGCTCTTTGTCCAGACTCTCTCATAGCTTCTAAAGACTGAGCAGCAGCTTGAGTATTCATCTCAGCTGCTCTTTCATAACCCTCTAGAGGTACTTGAATATCTTCTGCGTAGTTTGTCTTATATGCTTTTACTGCATCCTCCATGTATTTTTTTGCAGCAGTTTCAGCCTCTCTTTTTAATCGGTTATTTTTAGCCGCTTGAGCAAAAGATGCTGCGGCTCCAACCAATTGAGTTCCTGCTGATATTGCTGCTGCTGCTGCTGTAGTTATTGGCATGTCTTTATCATTTCTTGTGTGTTACTGCTACCTTTTACAAATCCACAATCCATATAAGCGTTTATGAGGGATTCGTTTTTAAGGCTTGAGTAAATATATTTTTTCCCGTTAATCTTTGCTAATTCTTCTAGGCTCATTATCAATAACTTAATAGCCTCTTTTCTATTCTCTTTGTGTCTATACTCCATGTTTGACACAATAAACTCCATCCAAGCTGCACTTGAATTTGTGGTGTACAAAAACCCAGCAACTACTGGATAATCTTCGTCACAAATCATAAAACCACCTGTACCGTTGTAAGGCAGAAACTCGCGTGGAGGAGGAGTCCATCTCCAATCATTCCACCACTTTACTAAGTATTCACTGTAATCTTCTGAAGTCAGACTTCTTACGTGTAGCATAATGCAAATTTAAGGAAAGGATTTGAATACCTCAGAGCGTATTGCAAATAATTCTACAGCAGAACTGTCGTCATTAGATATTACATAATCTAGGTAATCACCTCTAAGGCCATGAGATTCAGCTACTTGATTCTTTGCGTAAAACATATACTGTCCAACAGTAGGCACTGTTTTTGGCGTAGCGCCTACTGGGAAAAAACAATTTACAGTAATTGTGTCTCCAGATACCCCAGTTATGTTTCCGCTCCATGTCATTTGTCCCGTAGTTACGCTAACCTGATACAGGAGATCATCTACACTAACCATCGAGTCAACTATAAATGGAAACTTAACTGTTACAGCTGTAATTGTCGCTGAGTTTACTTGCGTTGAATTACCGATACCCTGAGTAGATCTTAACTTAAAGTTTGGACTTGTTAATCCACCAGAAGCCCCCCTAATGTATGCGAAGAAAGTGGCTTCCTTATCCTCAAAGTATTGTTTTTCTATAAATCCAATTTCCAAATCTGTAACCAATGACGCGCTCCAAGCAGCGTTAGATTCAAGAGCAATAGTCTTAAATACCTTCTTTTCTATAGGAGATTGGTTTATTATACCTCTTACAGATGATGGGTAGTAAGTTCCATAGAAAGTATTTCTAGGACCAGTAGCATTATGTCTATATAAATTCCCTCTATCGAATGTATAGAAATGCTGGTTCATTCCGATCATGAATTCAGGGTGGTAAGTGTAGAATGATGGCCATCCCTCAACTCCCTGGCTGTATGTTAGTGTGTAGCTCATATATTAACAAGGTCCTCCAAAGCTTGAAATTACTCCAACCCCATCAATTAATAAAGTTTGTCCTGAAGCTGGGGCTGATACAGTTTTATAATGTGTATTGTTACCATTCAATAAATATGGTGTTGTTCTAGCAGGATTTGTGTATAAAGCTTTTCCTTGAAGATAAGCATCATACAAACTAGTAGCTGTTCCAATAATGTATACTGTCAAAGGTGTACCTGTTCCTGCGCAAGCAGCTGATGAACTACCCCATCCGTAAGTATTAGGATTTGTAGTCACATCAAAGTAAATAGTGAACTGATCCTCAACAGCAGGACATGTTCCCTTTGCAATTACAACTCCACTAGAATTTACTTGAATGTATTGTCCAGATACTAACTTATAGAACCCAGCCCCTAAAGGCGTGGTACCTGTTATGTTGCTATAAACTAAATCTCCAACTTCTGGTTCTGTTTCACCAACACCTCCATCTACATTGTCAAAGTAGTAAGTCTGATTAATTGTTGATGAACACGCTGCTGATGAGTCTACTCCAACTGGGCTTGACCCATAAGGATTAAAACATTCAGGGCAATTTAATGGCGCCAATAATTCACCTCCAGACATCTGTCTATAGACCCCATCTTTTTGATAGAATCCATTAGGTGCCTTTGTGGTCAGATTAGCGTCTGTCCATATGCCTGTTGCTGTAGCAAAACTATTTGTATTTATGTAGTATGTCGCCATATTTTATGAAGGTCCACCTCCACACTCACAGCAAGCCTCGCTTGCAGATACACTGCTGTAGCACAAGTCTTGACTGTAAATATTTCTGTAGTCGTGAATAATATACAAGTAGTCAGATCCGCTCGTGTATGTGAAGTTTGCAGAATAAACGCCAGTTGATGGGTTTAATACTGGACTTGCAACAGTTGAAGCGTTCAATAAAGATAACACATTTGCTTGTGTATACAAAGTGTTTGACATTAGATATCTCAACTTATGTGTAGCTGGATTGAACTGCATTGTTCCAGTTGTGCCTTTTCTAGATGTAATTTTCACAACATCTCCATTATTAGGTATTGAACCAAATCCTTCAGGCCCAAATACAGTTCCGTAGTTGGATACGATAGGGTTGGTTGTTCCGCCAAGCATGCTTACTAACTTACCAGACACATTTGTTCCAACTGAGTATTCGTCAGTTATAACCTTACCTTCATAAGACTTATCGTTAACTGTCACTGATACGACTGTCAATCCTTCTGTAGATGGGCAACCAACTGTAATTCTAAATGATGCCATAGCCGCATTCTGAACAACACTTAGCACGCCAGTGTCTTTTGCTGTCTTAGTAAAAACAAATGTGTCGTCCTCAGAAGTATTTCCACTGCTATAAGTTACGCCATCGTATAAGAAAGACATATTAAGTGTCTCTCCTGATCCAATGGAGTCTATAGTAAGACTTACAGAAACTTGACCAGTGTACTCCCCAAGATTTACATTAGTTGGAGGAAGTCCATCCAAACCATTTCTTATTTGAATTTCAGTTCCACAACCAACGGTATACATGTCTGGAATAACTTCAATGTCATTTGAGCTAAGAACATACTCATCCATGTATGGATCATATCCACCTAGTTTCTGAGTATTCCACTCGTTTATAAATAAGTCCCTAAACCAAGGTCTCATGCCCTGATTAGATATCACTTCTAGTTTCTCGTCTGGCCCATCTCCAGCTAACTGAATTACAGCACCTCTTTTTTGATCTGTAAAGTACTTGTAGAAGCCCCACTCAACATAGCTTTCTGGGTTTAAACTGATTCCATACTCTTCAATTCTTGCAATTTGATTACCAAGAACTTGTGGTATAGCTGCAATAGATCCACCTCCAACGGCAGCGTCAGATAGTACATTCTTTCCAGCAAGTACGTAAGAAACCTTATCTTCTTGCAAAACAAGAATGTCAGTTTGTCTTCCAGACAACTTTTGAATTGAACCAAATCTTCTTTCTAGATCCTTAAAGTTAGCTAGTCCTAAATTGAATTCGTTCAACTTGTTTACGTTATTCTCTGGATTAAATACACCGCTATAAGTTATAGAGGCAAATCTATTTGCTAACTGAAAATCCTGACCAGAAACAGAGGACACCCTTTGACCTAGTCTAAAATAAGGAGCTCCCAATGAATCTTCAATCTTGTAACTTTCTACACCGTTACCAAATGTAAAACAATCGAAGAAATTTAGAACGATGCTAGTATCCTCATGCTCTCCATCAACAATGTAAAATGTTTGACTTCCCTCGTAATATAAAGCTGGTAAAGGATCTGTTGGCTCTGTTTCAAATACGATTAAAGCCCCCTGTCTAATAACACTAACAGATGCAGTTATAGTTGACTTTGCCCCAACTCTATCTGGAGTTCCAGATCTTATACCAAAGTATAGTTTCCCTGGTGTCAATGGATTCTCAAAGAACTGATACTTATTAACTCCACCAGTTGCTGATGGATATGAAGTTCCTAAAGATGTGATAAATGTATTCACGTTTGGAACCTCATCACCAGTCTCAGTACTATCTCCAGTACTAAAGTCTATGTTTTGAGCAGTTGCAAATTCATATAGATTATTATAGTTAGAAGCTGCAATAAACTGCTCCTTATAAACATATCTTCTCTGGCCTACCTTGTTGCTTTTATCTGGTCTATTGATTACAATATCAAATTCAATAATACTTCCCTCAGTAATCTCCCAGGGAGTAAATGTTCCAATTGGGTCCTCTGTAAATAAAGGCACAGAAACTGCTGGATATGCTGGGTCAGTGAATGGTGTAAAGTTGCTTGTAAATGTTTCGTTACCTAAAATAACTTTTGTTGATGTATCTATAGAAAACCCTACAGGCTTTATCTTCATGTAAAGTCCAGCAGGTTCTTCAGAACCACCTTCAATAAAATCAGCAGGCTTTGCTACGATGTCTAATATGTCACACTTCACCAAGTCAAGAACAGGGCCGTTGCTATCTCTCTTAACAATCAGCGTGTCACCAACCTTCGCCTTGTTTTGGTTATTACCTTCTAGATTCAAGTACACAGAACCATCTCCAGGATTTAAGAAATAAAGAGAGCTGTAGATAGTCTCATAGTCTAATCCAGATGGTAGTAATGCAAACTTGTATTTCTTGGCCCAATAAGGAGCGTCAGAAAGTATATCAACCTTTATTGAATTCTTCTTCACAGAGTTTGCGGCAGGTACGTGTATTGAGTTGTTTTCAGAAACCAATACAGTTGTAGATCTATTGAAGTCATCCATGTAGATTATCCCCAAAGAAAAGTCTCTGTTGCTGTGCAAACTGCTTGCGTCAGATTGACTTATAAACTCAGCTGATGCAAATGCTAATGAAAAATATTCGTAATTAAAAACTGTAGGGTTAACATTATCTTGATAAACCATTACAATCATTTGCAATGAAAAAGATGAAGAACCTGGTGTAGCAATAATTTTGATACCTTCTCCTACAGTATTGATACCATATCCGTAACTAGTAAATCCTACTGGAGCAGTTGCTTGACAAGATATTTTATCTGTCAATGATGTTCCTTGTGCAGATGTTCCGCAATCTGTAATATCAGCGTGGAATGTTTCAGAGCCTATTGCGTCCTTAAATTCTTGGCTTGTAACTAACTCGTATACCGAATTATAGTCTTTCTGTAGTTGAAAGTAAAAAGATTGTACCAAACTATTTGCTATAGCGCTTGGATTAGAAACCAGCTTACCGTCAAGTGTTAAGTCTATGCCTATGGCTGACCCAGTCTTTAAATCAACATTGTCAAGATTTATAGTTAGAAGCGTATCGTTATACGTTTGAGTAGAAGGAGGAACAATATTGTACTGAGAGGAAGCCTCAATCGTAGGCACCTCTAAATATCCTAATTCCTGAGATACTAATGAAGCATTGATCTTAACGTCAATTTGTTTCCCGTTAGAGTCTACTACATCGTATCCGTCCTTATAATTCCCGTAAAACAATCTGTTTGACATAACAGTTTGAGCCTTCGCTAACAAAGGAACATTGTCAAACATTCTAACCCCCTCAGACTCAGGTAGAGTTGTAAGTATTTTTTTAGAACTAAACTGAACTGTGTGTTCTGAATTATCTGTAAGACTTAAAGTACTCTTATCGTACTTCTCTATAACATTTATAACATTTGATACTGAGTTCTTAAATAGAAGGTCAATACCAACTACATTTTCTCCACCAGTATTAAATGTGACATTAACAGCGTTAAATGAGTTTCTCATTCCGCTGTTTTCAAAAGTTTTAAAGTCAAAATTAAAAAACCCAGGTTCAAATGCTATCTCACTAAATTGAGAAACTGCACTATACTCACCATCTAAGCACTTGTATCTATAAGCAAATGACAAGAACTTGTCCTCAATATAGTTTTCGTCACCATTAATATTTAGAAGTTCTATAGATGGAGCCTCTGCTGGGGGTGCAACAATAACAGAAATGTCAGCCTCTGTTAATTCTGGTTCTGATGGATATGATCTAGTTACATTTATCTTTCGTGGAGGGTTATATCCATCTGTGAAAAATAGCAAATCTTCTACTTTGTTTACTCCATTAATTAAATGTTGTCTGCTAAAGTTTAAAACAGATGTGCTGATTACATGATACACTGTAAGTCCAGTCTCAACATTCATTGATACGATCATGTCTACTCCGTCTACTGGAGAGTGAATAAACCAATAGATAGTATTGTTTACACCATCCTGAAAAGCTCCAATAACAGTAGCTGTTTGATCAAGAGGATTATTGTTATATAATATTTCAGAAATCTTAACATTACCCCTTGTATTTTCTAAAGAACCAATATCACTCAGCTCAGTAGAACCAACGCGAACATTGACGGCATTTATGTACTCGCCATCGGGTATAAGCCTTTCGTCAAGGCTTTTATTCATCCTGCCCTTTACAAAGGTTTTTACTAAATCCATGTTTATTTAATCATCTTGTTCTGACCTCTCATGTTCATAAGAAGTCGACCTGGGTGAATATTGCTAATTCTGATTCTTGCGTTTCTCAATAGGGCAGTCATCTCTTTTCTAGATCTAGCCACAACGTACTCTTGAACTCCTAGTTTATTGCTGACAATAGAATACTTGATAAATGAGTAAATGTAATTCTCAAACATCTTATTTACACTGATAGCAGAGTCGTTTCTAGAAGCAACTGGTTTCCCAGGAGGTGCAGTGGCAACAGATGTGTACTCCATTCCATCTGAGATATACTCAAGGATGCATGACTGGTTAGCCATATCATGACTAAAGTTAATTACTCCAGACTTCTTGTCAATCTTGAATGTTGGGTTCTGATTCGCGGTCTCAGTATTTAAACCATATCTACTTCCAACAGCGTAGTCAAAGTACCAGTTTCCTCCGTACTCCCATCCCCACATATTGTGGTATGGACTGGAAGGATTTAGATAAATGCTTTTCTGAATATTGTTCAATCTATCGTGATCAAGGTCTGATGTTTGAGCCTCAATTACTATTCCATTCTGATCTACAACAACTTTGTAGTTATTATCCTGAACGTACTCTTTTGCAAAGTTCACTTGGATGTTCTCTGTCAATGGCATAATTAAGCCATCTTTGTATAGAGAGATTCTAATCCAGTTCACGTAATCAGACGGAAGTACAAACTTAAGGTTAGGACCTACTGACTGCTGGAGAACTTTAATCTCTTTCATCGCATCGTAGTTAAGTTCCTGGATGCCTCTCTTCGCGTAGAATAAAACCTTATACCTATTTAGGTTATTCATCAACTCATGATCTCCCTGATACATCAACATAAAGTTGTTGACAATATCCTCTAGAGATATGTATTGATAAGATCCCCAATTAGCATCCTCTGGCGTATTACCATTGTTGCTATAGTACTGAAGATCAGATAGATATTTATTATATAGACCCATTATTTTTCAACAACTATTTCTGATTGTTCTTGCTGAGTGGCAAAGTTAAGAGCTTCAGTCTCTCTAATAGACATTCCAGCAAACTGTAAAATCTTAGCGACAAGCGTTGGCTCATCTGTATTTGGTAACTCAAAATCTTGATAATCAACAGCATTCTGGTTAAACAAAGGCTCACCAGCAACAAGAGTATAAGTCCACTTAGGATCTTTAGGGTACCTTACGTAATAGCAAGAAACCCCAGTACTAATAGTGTCTGGGTAAACAGTAACTTTATTCTCTGACTGAACGTAAGCAGGAAACAACTCAATAGGTTGAGTTAGGTTTGACATCAACAATTGTTGAGCTCTAGCCATTGAAACTTTCTCAATTTCAACCATCTTTCCAACATTGTTTGTATGAATAATTCTAACAATGGTGTAGTAATCTGTAGGCAAAGCAAAAGTGCCTGACGTCTTAGTCAGTGCAACTGATTTACTAAACGAGTCAATAACTTCTTCGTACTGCTTCTTAATATCTGCATAACCAATACCAGATTCTCTAGCATTCTCCTTCAAGATCTGGTAGTTGTATCTGTAAAAGTAATTCTCAAATATGTCAAGCTGTGCCTGCTTGGCAAATAGGTTGAAGTCATTAGGGCTGATGTAGCCGTAATTATTCTTGTTCAGAACCGATAGAACCGTATTTCTTACTGAGTTTATCATTCCATTCTTTTTGTACAAAGATAATAAAAAAAAGAGAGGGTTTTACCCCTCTCTAATTTACTCTACGTGTCTCTCTAGTAACTTTAGAGTCTCGATACCCTCATCGGACTGCAAGTACTTAGATACTGTTGAAATTCTATGTTCCCCAAATGGGATCGTCATGAATTTACTCTTATTTTCAGGGAAGTTGAAATAGATATCTCTATTCTTATTTCTCATTTTAAGAATCTGCTGTTCGAACGCTCTAGCAACAATGTCTTGAACTTTCAACAATGGATCATTAAGAATCTCCATAAATCGATATGGTTGATTCTTAGCAAACACAATTACGTCTCTCTTAAGCTCGGCAGATGTCTTCTTATCAGCCTGTGCTCCAAGTCCAATTCTAGCAACAGTCTCCATCATCGAAATCTCCATTGACTTAGCTGCAATCAATGCGTCAACCTCAATATCAAGATACTCCAAATCTCTTTGAGCATCTTTTTCAGAGTCTAGTTCTTCAAATATTTTTCCATTACCAGGGTGGTAATAAAGAAACTGTTGAAGGATTGGATTACTCTCTGGAACGTGCAACATGCCATCCTCAAATACGATTGGCTCAAGTAGTACGTTTCCGTCCTGTTCGTCAATGAATGGGCTTGGTTGATTTGCTGAATACCTCAGCTGTCTGTTTGCCTTTCCATCAAAATAAAGTAGCGGCCTTCTAGCTGTCCCTTTTGATGGGATCATCAAGCTAAGTGGCGCGTCTGATCTTAGGAGAACATAAGTTCTCGATTTTAATTGTTCCATTTGATTTTAATTTAATTTGAAATATTATTTTTTACTAACAGGCTTCTTTTTAAGAGCCGTGTTTACTATTTGCTGAGCAGCTTCAGAAATTCCTTGACTTGCAGTGGAAGACATTGTTTTTTTCATGAGCATCTTTCCCCTTGGTTGTTCAATAGGGCGTACTACTCTTTTTATCTTAACCACACTTGTAGCATCTTGACTAGCGTTATATTTCTCACGACTAGGTACAACTTCTATTTTTTTACCCGTCAATAAGTTACCACGATATTCTCGTTTAGATGCGCCTGGTGTTCTTTTAGGTCCTGGACCTTTCGTTGCTTTCCTCATCATTATTTTTAAATGTTAAAATAGAGGGAGTCACAGCGACCCCCTCAATTAATTAATAATACTATCTGTAAGCAGCGCAAGTTTTGCCACCTTTTCTTCGACCTCCGCCTCCTCCAAAAGGATTTTTAAAACTGTATTTTTTTAATTCATAAGCAGCATCTCCAATAGTGTCTTTTACATTATATAATGCTTGACCTACAGCGGTTCTTCCAGTTCTTTTTTTCTTAACTGGAGCAGCCGCGACTGGTTTACCAGGACCTGCTTTAATAGGACCAATGATACCTTGTTGCTGAGTGTAACTTGGAGCCCCAGGACCTGTACCCATTGTAATCTTCTTAGTTGGGTTCTTAGTATGCTCCGCATTTCTCATTAGACCCAATGTATACCCAGGAGCTGCAACCACCTGGCCATTTTTTGACCCCCATTTTGATTTTGGTTGGTCTTTTTTCTTACCACCCTTTCCAGGGCCTTTAGATAGAATAGCCATGTTACTTTTTCTTCTTAGAAGTTACACCCAATAAATTTTTAGCAGGACTTGGAGTTGCTTTTCTTGTTCTTTGACGTCTTACCATTTCGCTAATCGTAGGGGCCTGTGTTGCAGGGTTCAAATAGATATTAGCATCTTTTTTAATTCCGCCCATACCTTGACCGCCTTCCTCATAACGATAATAACGCTCATTTTTTCCTTTACCCGTAATCATTGTGTGAGTAGGATTAAATCCCTTTTTAGGTGGATCACTTTTTTTAATTGCTGTTGTTTTCTTAATAGCCATTGTCTTATTTGTTTAAAGGTAAAAGGAGAGGCCGAACGGCCCCTCCTAATTTACTATTACTTCTCGAACAAGAAGAAGTTGTTAGCACCCATTGTGCACAACGCTCTTTCAGACAAGAAGTGAACTTCCATTGCATCCAAGCTAGAAGTTTCAGCACCCCCAGCAGATCCAGTGATCCAGGTCTTGTACTTACGATCTTCAGTCTCAGAAGCTCTGTAACGAACGTGCAAGAATGGACGCTTAGCGTTCTTACCAAGTACGTTGTCGTACACAGTAGTAGTTCCAGCTGGAACAAGAACACCGCTAATTCCGCCACCTACAATTCCACCACGCATGGTAGGATCGTTCAAGTACTTCCAGTCAGACTTGTAGAAGTCATAACCACGACGGAATCCAGAGAAACCAAGAGTCAAGGCCATCTTCTCATCGTTGTCAAATAGACCGTAAGAAGTACCTCCAGCTCCGTAGCTGTTCTGTGCTGCCAACATATCGTCGATATCGAAACCAAACTGACGATCCAAGAAGATTACGTTCTCTTCGATAGATCCTTGCTTGTCAAGACGAGATACGATGCTATCGAAATCATCCAAAGTAGATGGGTTACCACCAGCCCATACGTTACCTCTCTTACCGATTGCATCAAATAGACCTTCAGATCCTTTGAAACCTAGAGCTTTTGCTCCACCTGCGGTTACGTTTGCAGCTGGGATAGCTTCAATCATTGCAGTCTCAAGATAATCTTCGAAACGAAGACGAGTCTCATGCTGAGACTTTAGGTACCACAAGAAACCTGGGCCATTGTCACCTTCAACCTCTACCCATCCGATCTGAGCCATGTCAGAACCAGATACTGCATAGTGGTCTTTGATGATGATTGGAGAGTTCTCGAAGATCTCGCCATCAGACTCAAGAGACTCAACCATTCCAAGAGTTCCTTTCTTAAATTCAGAACCGTAAACAAATACAGACACAGTCTTAGTTGCTGCGAAAGTTTGTCCACCAACCTCGTAGTAAGCTACGTCAAAAGTTCTTGCTGCATAGTCAACAGCTGTAACGATACCTTTGTTTAGACCTTGAGCTCCAGCTCCTTCTTCAGAAATAAGGACAGTTTGTCCAACACGGATAGCAATGCTACCATTTACAAATCCCTTACCAGACAATTGACCAGCTGGAACTGTAAAAGTTGCATTGGAATCACCTGCTGCTCCATCCTGAGTTACGTTTACGTACTTAGTGTGAAGACGACCTTGCTCAGTCCACTTGATCAAGTCAGAAGTGGAAGGCAATTCAGCGCTCACCAATCTCAAGAAAGATGCTACGCTTCTGTTACCGTAACGCTCAAATTCTTTCTCGTAGGTATCAGGAAGATACTGGTTCAAGAAGTTGAAGTCGGTAATGTAGTTAGTTGCGAGGGCTACTCGCTCTGCACTTGGCTGTAATTGAAAGCCAGGTACAGTTTGTAATGTTCCTGCCATTGTTTTGTTTGTTTATTTTTTAAATCTAATTCTGAGTCCGCGACCATCGCTTTCCCCGACGCTAGTTACCTTGAATCCACCTTTGTTAATTACTTCAGGAGACCTTCTGACTTCGAAGTTGATGTTCTTGCTTGATTTAGCTTCTTTTTCGATAGCATCAGCAATCCCCTGCTCGTAGAAAAACTTGGCGAACTTCTCTGGATTCATAGCAACAGCTAATGACTTATGGTATCCTTTCGCGTCCTCAATCAACCCATCATTGTTTACAAATTTTCCAATGAAGTTGTTAATGTTGGACTGAGTCTTCTTCAGTTCATTATAGTCTCCTGGTGAAAACTTCAGCTCTTTATCTCCAACCTTGAAATCAAAACCTTTGAAATCATTATTGAAGACCTCATCTGTCTTCTTTAGAAACCACTCTGCCTGACGCTGCTCTAGCTCCTGGCTACTTTGCGCTTTCGCTGAATATTCCTTGTAAGCTTTCAACCCCTCTTGTTCTTCAGCAGAAAGGCTACCATAGCTTGACTCAAGCGGTGCCTTGTATTTCTGCTTCTGTTCCTCAAGGAACTTCTTAGCTTTTGCAAGTTCTTTTTTCTTTTCAATCTGTTTCTTCTTGATGTCCTTCTCGTCATCTAAGTCCTCATCATAACTGAACTTGTCAGCAATCAAGTACTCGATTTCTTCAGCATCAAGATCACTCTCCTTTTGAGAGTAATATTCTTTCAACAACTGATCTGGGTTCAAAGAATCCAAATCACTATTAATCCTTACAAAATCGTTAAGGCCTCTGCCTGTTTCCTTCTTGAAATTCAAGAATGCGGAAACGTCTTCAGGCAACTCATCTTTTTGTGGCACAAATAAATCTTCTACACTAGAAAATTTCTTGCCGTACTTTTTGTCAAGAAAGTCTAGGACTTTGTCATCTCCAAAATCCTCTACTTGCGGAGTCTCTACCACCGTTGTGGTTTCAACTTGTTCGGAAGCAACAACCTGCTCCTCATGTTTTCTTAGCACTTCTGCTTCAATCTCTTGCGCAGACTTTTGCTCTAGATCATCTAGAGCTCTTACTTTGATTCCCATTAGATTACAAATTTAGTTATTATTTAATTTATTTTGGTTCGAATGAAGCTAGGTCAAAACCATCGAAAGTGTCTTCGTTTGACTCAAACTTCATTGGAGGTAAGTTATTCTTTCTTTGATTGATAAGTTTAGATTGCTGAGTATTTTGCTTACTGATTCTCTCGTCTTTTCTGTCCTCCTTCATCTGCTCACGATCTTTAAGCAATCGAGTCTGCATTCCATTAATCTGCATGTTGTACTGGAACTCACGCTCCATCAACTGCAACTTAAGCATTGCTTCACCCTTAAGTTTTTCAAGATCCATCGCTACCTCAGCCTGCTTGATTTGAATTTTGCTTTCGGTCTCAAGTTGAATTTTTTGAATTGCTGCTTGAGCTGCTGCTTCCTGAGACTGCATGTTGATTTGAGCCTGCATCTGCTGTTTCATCATGTCATTCTTCTGGTCAGTATCCAGCTTCTTAGCTCTCTTAACCTTTAGAAGTTGGTTAGCCATCTTAATATTCTTAATCTCCCGAATGTCAATAGCATCTTCAAGATTAATATCACCTTTAGCCAAGGCCACTTGGATGTTCTGCTCAAGTTGTGCCTTCTGCTCTTCGTCTGGAGATACTTCAATAAAGATTCCAAAGTCGTGCAAGTACAAGTCCTTAATTTCTCTTAGGATACTAACATTGTACTTACCAATCTGCATAGCAAACTCCTCTGCAAAGTCAGCATACTCAAGAATGTCAGAAACACGAACACTCAAGGCTTCGGCAAATGTCTTAGTCATAAACAAACCAGCGTCAAGAATGTGTCTTGTCGCAGTGTTAGAATTAAGAGCTGCAAGCTTCTGTACGCCAACCAACGCACGTGGATCTGGATCACTTCCGTCACGAGCCTCATTTAGACCCGTCACGCTTCGAATCATCTCAAGGTAATGGTTGTAGTTGTTTATCAACGCGGACATCTTAGACTGCCCCGTAGTACCCGTGAGAGGCTGGACTGGAACTCGTGCATTATTGAAGTCTCCATCACCAGTGTAACTTCTACCAACAACACTACCAGTCTGGAAGTATAGTCTTAGAGCGTCCTCTGGATTGTAAGCATTTCCGTTACCAAGGTCAACCTCATTGAGACCATCTGCGTCAATAAACACGCCATCTGGTACCATTCTAGAAATTACTTGCTGTAACTTCAAGTGAGTGATTTGGATAAGGTCAGCAAAAGGAATCATTCGTCTAGTCAAAGACTCAATCGTTCCCTTGTACATTCTTGGTGCAACAGCAATGTAGTTTGGCAGAGCCATCTGTGATGCAGACTTAGGACGAACCATGTTCTCCATCAACTGCCACTTAAGTACAATCTGAGTACCCGCCACCATTACGCCCTCATACCATACATCGATGGTCTTCTCAATTCTTTCAAATCTACCTTCCTCCATCATTTCAATAGGAGGGTTAAAAGTATCATCCTTCTCAATTACTCTAGCGGCGTTACCATCTAGAATCTTCTTCTTGTAAACGTAAGTCTTAGTAGTCTTGTAGTTAAAATAAAGAAGAGTACAGGTGTCTCTTGAGAATACATCGTCAGAATAGAATCTAGATACTGAGTAGTACTCGCCCCACGACTGGCTAGTCTTTGAGATGATCTCTAATTCTTCCTTACTAATGTTAGGCTTAATCTTAACTAGCTCCGTCATTGGAACAGTCTTAATCTCTCCCCAGTAGAAGCAATCTCTAAAGTATGGGTCTTCAGTATAACTATAAACCACGTTAGCTGGGTCAACATAATTAAGTTTAACTCCTTCTCCAGGAAGAAACTCATGCTTACCAACAGCAATACCAAGAACAGCTAAGTCGTAATCAAATCTTCTCTTGATATCATCGTAATGATTGTCTAAAAGAATTGTATTAATCGCCTCTTCTTCAGCAATCTCGATAGCAGGCTTATAGTTAAGCTGCATAAACAAAGACAACTCCTGATCATCGTTAGGCAAGTCTTCTGGACTAACCATAAATGGATCAACTCCAAACTTATCCTGAACCTCCATCAACACCTCTTTTGCCGCCATCTCTCCCTCGATCATATCTTGGAATTGATTTCTCTTGTCCGCAGACAAAGCGTCTTGCGCGTAGGCTTTAACTGTAAAAAGTCTGTCAGACATACCGTTCACAACGATATCGACAAACTTAGGTATAATTGGAACTGGGGTCCAGTCAATATTCAAGTAAGAAAGGTCACCATCAATAGCAAGCTCGTTCTTATATTTCTGAATCGACTGCTCACCACGAGCATACAACCTTAGACGATTAAAGTCTTTCCATTGGTTATAGTATCTCGCAGATCCGCTGTCTCTCCTAAACCATTCGTATTGAATGGCTTGGCCTACTCGTAATCCAAACTCCAAACTTGCTTTCTCCGCATCGGAGGCAAGCTGGCTAGGAAACTGCATAGGTGATATGTCAATATTCGACTCTTTCCGCATTAGCTAATTATTTGACTGGTTGTCCCATTGTTCTTGTATCTTGCAAATTTAATGCTTATTTTTGACTCTTTTCTTTCAGGCTGATACATGTGTTTTTGATTAGCCATAATGGATAATCCAGAGCTAATAGACGCATCGTACTTTGTTCTGTTACTGATATCAAATTTAGCCCAATCATTTAAAGTTCTGTTGAAGTACATCGAACCCATCTCTGAAGGGTCTCTATACGTCGACTCAAAATCAAAGCCAACGTACTTCTCAATATACGTCTCAATCGCTGACGCGTGTGCCTGTCTAACATCCTCACTTGAGTTAGGTATACCACCTAGCTCTCTTTCTGTAGTAGATAGCTTTGACAACGGCTTGTCAGGTCTATTCAAACAGAAGTGTCTGTACCCTCTATTCTTAAAGTGATATAGTAACCTGGGCTTGTTGTTTTCTGCTAGTACTGGCATACTGTAAAAGAAGCAAGCCATCAGTACCTCCTCGAAGAATATCTCTGCCGTCTGAGGTCTAGCAACGTACTCAAGGAAGAACTCGTTGCTTGGAGCATCCTCCATGTTGAACTTAGTTAGTCCGTGCAGTGCACCGTTAGATCCGAAACCATCTACGGTTCCTGAGATATCGTAGGAGTCACAACCGAACGCACCGATGTGCTCATTCATTGGGTAGAACAAGTCACCCTTTCTTTCAACTCTATTCTGTAAACCACGTGGAGGCACCCATGATATGTTAAACCTTCCTCGTGGGTCTGGAGTCCAGATAACCTCAGTGTCTTTCTTTCCGTCTCTCCAACTAAAGAACCCTCTAGTCGTAAAGCTACCAGCAATCAAACTGTCGTTGAAGTCAATCTGAGTGTAGATCTTAGTCAAGTTAAATATCGACTGCTTACTCTCATCTCTGAACGCGTGAGACTCTGTCCGTGGGTACTGACGATAGAATTCGTTCAAGGCATCAGGGTCGCTTTTCAGGGCATTAACTTCGTTCTCCCAATAGTCTACAGCCCCTAAGTTTATCATCTCTCCATCGACGCCTAAAACAGGCTTTTCAGGCTTTCTAAATATTGGCATGCCATGCTTATCAATGAAGCCTTCCATGTTCCACTCCATCGGAACAAACAACGCATAAAGACCTGACTTAGTCTGGTCGTTATCCGAACGTCTTCTTGGGTTAGAGTCCTCATATAACTTCTTGAAGTTCTCGCCACCTTTATCTAACGCGTTTGACGTTGAACCCATCATACACTTTCCAATAATCTTTCTACCTAATCGAAGACATGTTTTTGTTACACGCCAGTTATTCAAAATATTATTTGGCTGAGACCACTTCCCACTTTCATCATGTACAAGTAGTTGCAGCTTCTCACCATCGTAACTGTTGTCCGCGGTGTTCTTCCAGTCAATCGTAGTGTTAAGTCCTTCCTCTGGCTCCTCATCATCGTGCATCGTCTTAAAGTTCTTTGCAGTAATCTTTGACGATGGGATTCTAAACGCAAGCTCAGTTCTTGGATTGTCCATACCATCCTGGATAGGCTTGAAGAAAAATGGGTAGTTCCTGAATGTTGGTACTACCTTGTCTGTAAACATGGTCTTCGCATCAGGACCAGTCTTTGACAGTATCCCTATACGTCCATTGTGAATGTTCGTACCCATGTTGACAATCTCTCCGTCAGCCATGTATGAAAATCCAGAACGACGAATCTTTAGGTACACCATTCCAAATGATCTTGGGTCAGCCTTGCAAGCCTCCCAGTAGATGTAAAGAATTCTGTTAGCCTCTCTAAAGTCGGGGAACCCAACGTCAATGCTAGACCACTGTAGGTACATGTAGTGACCACCTGTAATGTATGTAGACACTCCGTTGTTCTTAAACCAAAAACCATTGTCTCTTCTCTCAAACTCCTGGTCGATGTAATCAACCCAAGAGTTTCTAAACTGAAGAGGCATCTTGTTCCACTGGAATATAGACTTAATTTTAGACAGCGCAGACGGGAAGTCTGCTCTCTCCCAGTACTGGTCATCATTCTTAGCAGATCTACTGTATACTTTCTTAGGCTCTTCTGGCAATGCCACCTTCAGCCCATTGATTTCATAAATCTCACCAATGGTTCCGTCCTTAGATATAACCACAAGGTCGTACTCAGAATTATACCCGTACTGGTATATCTTCTTGGTATTACCTTTAATTCTATCCTTATCGGGTATAACTTCGATGACAGAATAAAGTGGTTTACCCGTGTCTTTTGGCTCTTCGCTCAGCAAAGCCTCCCTTACCTGTTTCATCAGTGTCTGTTTTATTAAGTAGTTCTTGCTCTGCTTCAATACGTTCGAGAATCTCAAACGCATCAAATATTGCTAACTTCTTAGTTGCTGCCGCGTTCTTCAATTTATCTGCTGACAAGTCAGTCTCATCACCAGTTAAAATCTTTTCCTCGGCAACCTCGATAAGATGCTCAACGGCCTTTCTGCCAGCCTTGATTATCCTTCTCTTTGCTTCATTTATCTCCATTTAATTCTAAGCAAATGTTTTTAGAATACATCCGATACATAGTAACGTCATCTATCTGGAACTCATATTCACTCTCAGGAAGGAAACCAACTTTGTCCCCCTTCTTCAACCCCTTATCAATAAGTTCTCTGTTTGGATATGCTAACGTGCCACGTAAGTACTCTTCGGTACCTAGTTTCTTCATAATGAAGTTGTCTTGTCTTTTCTCTGGTATTACAAAGCAATACCTAGAGTGTGCCTGCCAGTCTCCATCTCTTTTATACAAGTAAAACTGATCGTCGTCAATTAGAAAGATTCCTTCTCCCAGAAATGCACGACCACTTCTCTCGTTACCTTTTATGTCGTTGTAGTACTTAAACACGTTGTGATGCACAATAACGATGTCTCCAGGCATAACCTCTCCTTCATACCCAATAGGGGTAGCAAGTACCTTAGCGTGTCTGTTAGACGCCTTGTGATCCTCCTTAGAAGAGCTTGTGATAAAGTCTATTCCACCGATGCTCTTCACGTTATCATACCTAGATCCACCAACTGGCTCTACGATAAAGTGAAATGGTGACCTCATTCAAAATCAAGATTAAACTCGAAGGTTATAGCCATGTTCTGGTTAAAGGTCTTCCAGAGATAAATTTCTCCAGAACCATCTTCTCCGTGAATCACATAGATTGACACTCGTCCATCCTTCTCTCTAATATCATGTATCCTGTACATTTCATTAAAGACGGGCTGACCAACAACGTAGTGCATTGCACTGCTCTTGTAGTCTGGTCCAATAGATACCTTACGAATTAGCATTAGTAACCTCCCCAGTCTTGAGGTCGATGACTGCATCGCTTCCAAACTGAGTTTTGATAGCGTCTTCTTCCTCTGTGATTTTACCAGCGATTGACGCTAGATCAATAAATAGACCCTGCTTCTCAATCTCGATTTCTGCGATTCTAAGTTTAGCGGTAGCGTAAGCTCTACGCAAGTTGTGAATCTTGTCTAGTTGTTGTTTTTCAATTTGTGCCATTTGATTTAAATATATTTTTTAGAAAATTCTTTTACTAACCCCGATTTGATGCATCTTTTGCAGCGGTTGGTATTGGTACTCGAACAAATACTTGTTGTCTAAGTAAGCCACTTTACCGCTAGGCTGGAGCAAAGAGTTAATTCCTGCGCCAATATACAAACCTTTTGGCTTTTGTACAATAGTATTGGTTTCTGTATTCGTAATTGTGTTCGTAACCACTGGTACACTATACTCAGTCTTAGCGGTCATTTTAAGTACCTCTCCAAGCACTTCTCCGCTAACCTGTGTACTTCCATATTCAAATGGAAAAGTAGTCTCAAATGCATTAATAGTAGGCTTGTAATCAACCAAGATTGTATCCCTTAAAAACTCTGTTTTAATCTTAGTTTTTGGCACATAAATAGTGTCGACACTTTCATTGTACACGGTGTCAGTTCTTACCTCTGTCACAACTTTATAAGTACTTTCATACTCATCAGAAGGATAAAGCAAAACTGCCACAATGCATCCTAAAGCAAAAAATACCAATCCTTTTAGAACTTCATCTTTCATATCAAGCTTGCTCTAAGAGTGAATAGTACAATTTAAATTTAGCAATTCTGTCAGCAAGTCCATGTGTACCGCCATTTACTCTTTTAGTAACCGCGGTTACTGTAGCATCGTCAGCACCTTTTGAGCAAATGTCCCAAAGTTTATTCTTGTCGAAGAACCAAATTGCTGAGTCCATAGGATACTTTGTCGCTACTAGATCTGGGTTTGCAACACAGTCTTCTTTAATGAAGTCAGAAAATGCCTTGTAATTTGCTTTTCCAGTTAACTGGATATACCCTCTACCACGGAATTTGAATCCTTCCTTAGAAGCCTCATCTCCATTTCCCATTCTATTTGCATAAACTCTAGACCCAATAGCCTCGCTATTTCTAGCGTACTTCATTGCAGTAATGTTGTCAGCAAAGTACTTAGGGAATATCTTTCTAAGGCCATCAGCAGAATAGTTTAGGTTCTCAGAAACATATTGAAAGTTTCCCGATTCATGACCGATCTGTGCTAGAAAATGCGCGAGATGTAAAGGGTTTTTAATGTTGTATTTTTCAACAATCTGCACCATATAAGTAGATGCTGCCTTTGGTAGTTTTGCTGCTAGATTTGTAGTATTCATTCTTTTGATTTTTTATCTTCTGAAGTTGCGTATTTAATACCCATGATTGTGCCTACTATAGAGAAGGCATTTGTTAATAATACTGAAAACATATTGCTCCAAGTTGAGCCTATAATCTGCGTATCCTTATTTGATAAAATTGCAAAGGAGTACATTAGGGTGGTGATAAATCCTACGCTCATAATTACGAACAAAGCAGACTTTACAATCACCTTAATTAACTCGTTTTGACTCTTCTTGATAGTTGCGTCCAAGTCATTTAGCGCTGCGTCCTTTTCTATTTCAATGGCAGCTTTTAACTTGTTAGAGTTTTCCAACTCAGCCTTTATACTATTTGAAAGTTCCTCAATTTTATTCTTGCTTACAATAGTTTGACTTATATCGGTTGCGATTTTCATTATTTTAGTAATCGATCCGCTTTCATCAAAGATTGGGTTGTAAGTCGCCTGCAAATAGATTGGGCTTCCGTCTATTTTACGTCTTTCAAATTCACCTTCAAAATACTTCCCGTCTCGTAGCGTTTCCCAAAATTTAGTATACTCATCGGACTTTGAATATTCGTAACTCACAAATATTGAGTGATGCTTCCCGATTAATTTGTTATGCTCATCTTCACCTAACCCCATTGCCTTCAAGAAGATTACATTTACCCCAAGAATAAAACCATTTAAGTCGAAGTAAATAATCGCGTTGCTTCGATTAATTGCCTCCATTCGACTCAATAGTTCCTCCTTGCTTAGGTTCTTCATTCAGTGGGTTTTTTGAATATCTTTTCAGCAGCACTAATTCCAAGCGCAGCAGCAGACAAAGCAGCTACTGAATATACAAGAGCCTCAGATGGCTCATTGACTGCATCGTGGTTAGCATATAGCGTGTAACAAAGCGCGATAGCACTAAACACTCCAACAAATCTTTTGCTTGACGCTTCTCCGTTTTCGGATAGAAACCCTTTTGCCCAAATTAAAAACTTATTCATAATTACTTCTTAAAGATTTTGCGCCAAATATTTGTAACATCATTCAAAAAAAACTCACTTTTTTTAATCTGCTCCCATAATTTGACTACCAAACCAAGAAACGTGAATATTAAAATTAGGAATTTAAGTGACTCGTTCATGTCGATTATCGAGGTAACTGTCCCTATAACGCCTAAACCCAGAACTTGCTCGAACGGTGGAATATTACTCATTTATCTTGTCGTTTTTTTTCTCAAAAATAGCGCTTTTTTACGACATAAAATTTGGCAAAAAGAAATCCCACAACAGCATCTGCCGAAGTGGGACTCCCTTACATAATGTTGTGATATTACTTCACAAACAACTCCATAAAGACTGGATAAGACTCAGATGACTTAAAGTCAAAGTCATCGATTGAGAATTGTAAATCAGAGAAGTTAACCTCTTCTTCAAAGAAATCTGTAATCTCTTTCTCAAAGTTTTTAAACTCTTCACTTTGACGAAACTCAAAGCTATCTACTGGCTGCTCATCACCGAAGTGCTTCTTTAAAAGCTCCTTCTGAGATTCCTGCAATTGCTCAAATTCAGTATCAAGTTCTTTCGCAAGTTTTGTCAAGTGATACTTCTGCTTGAAATGAAGATTCTGAAGCAACAAGCCTTTGTAAAAGACTTGACCAGTGTTTTGGTCAGATAGACCATTTAACTCCTGACGTAGAGGATTTAGGTATTTTAGTTTGATTTTCATAATGATTTGATTTTTGGCAAATATACTACTAATTTTTATTCTGCGATAGCAGTTGGTGTAGGATCAGGTGTGGGGGGTGCCCAAGGAAGTGGCTCTTCTTTAACCTTCTTGCCATCAATCTGCTTTTGAATCTGAGCGTTTACATGCTCTTCGTAAGACCCAACTACAACAGCCTGAATCCAAGATAGTACAATCTCTTCTGTTAGCTGATCGTAAGGAACGAAATTTTCAGGATCAATGTCAGCAGGATTGAAAGGAGTCGCTCCTGAGAACACACCTTCATTTCCTTGCTCATCTACTCCAGTCTTTGTCCAGTAAGTCTGGATAATTGTGTTTGGCTCTTCTGGCAAGTCAATGCCCTTCATGCCTGTTACTTTCCAAGTGTAAATCATAATTGTTTTTTTAAAGTTTCTATTTCTGTTTTTAGTTCTTTAATTGCTCCGAGAAGAACAGGAATCAATCCTGTGTAGTCAAGAGTTAACTTCTCAGTTCTTGGTTCTACTTCAACAAGTTCTGGGAAATGCTCTTGAACTTCCTGAGCTATCAAACCTATTCTATTCTTATCGTCTGCAAAGTTATTAAAAGAATAATAAATTGGAGTGATAGATTGAAGCTTTGACAGATTATCTTCCATCGTAGAGTGAACAGTTTTAATTGTTGCATCTGAAAATGCAGACCAGGATTGTGAACCAGCATTCTTAACAACACCTACACTATTACCATCAAGTACATAAACATTGTATCCAGTATTACTTTGATCTAGAACCATGTGCCCACTAGTTCTTAGATATCCACCAAATGAACCAGTAGCGGCAGTAATTGTAATTTGTCCACCAGCACCAGTAGCATAGAAAGAGTTGGTCGCTACACCTGTCTGAACTTGAAGTGCCGCAAGATTAGAGTTACTAGCAGCATCTAAATAATATCCAGTGTTATTAGAGTCATAGAAAATAGGAGCTCTATATGATGTTGTAGCAAATATATTTCCAGCATTGTCACAAAGCAATGACCAGTTACCTCCGCTATTTAAAAATCCAATGTTGTTACCATTATCCGCATATACATAACCTCTTAAAGAAGTAACGTGTCCACCAGTCCAAAATCTAATTGCAGATATAGATGTAGTACTAGAAGCATCCCAGTATCCGTTAGTCTGAGAAGACCAATGTTGAGTTGTATTCTGATTATATAAACCAGTATTTGAATTATTATTCCTAAACCATCCAGTTGAGTATGTTTCTCCAGCTTGAAGTATATTTAAATTTGTAGTCCCAGCAGGATCAACATAGTATCCAGTATTATTAGAGTCGTAGAATATTGGAGCTCGCATGTCCGTGTTGGATGATGCTCTATTAAATGTTATGTCATAACTTGAAAACAAACTTGTGTTTGCAGTATGAAATGACTGATTAATTGAAAAATTGTATTGTTTAGACGTGGTTGGCTGAGCACTATCAGTTATAGATGTTACTCTGTTTTCAGGATATGTCGCATAAGCGGAATAAACTTTAACATTAAATCCTTGCCAATAAGATTGGTACGGCCACCAAAAACATAAGTTGCCATTAAAATTTATCGCCCTTACTCCACTAATATTTGTTCCATTAGAAATACCCCCCGCGTTAATAATAGTGTCAGAATAAATATAACCCTGAACTTGAATATCAAAAGGTATAAGAGCCCCATAAGCATTTCCTGTAATTTCTAAAATAAAAGGATCTCCGTACGTAACAGAATAGTTAATATTAGTTTGAACTAATGTTCCACTTGGAAAATCTCTACCAGAGTGAAATGGATAATATGCAGTATTTAAAGCTGTTCTTCCTCCTATCGTTAACCCATTTAGTACTGATGTACTAGCAGGATCTAAGTAATAACTAGTGTTATTAGAGTCGTAGAAAATTGGAGCTCTCCATGAATTTGTAGATATACCTACACCACTATCTGAATCTAAAAATATACGAGATGTTCCACCAGAAGCCACATAAAGACCCCACCCCCCCATTCCAAGCCCTGGATTAGGACTTCCATTACCAACTGTGTAACCAATTCCATACATGTTTCCAAGACTCTCAGTCCCTGGCTGATAAGATCCTCCAATTGTATAAATTGCAGCTGAACTATTCGCACTTGTGGCATTTCCATAATTCCCTTCTAAATAACCAGCCGCTGATGTATTTCTTCTCAGGAATCCTTGTAAGTTAACTTGGTTTAAATTAGATATACTAGCAGCATCTAAATAATATCCAGTGTTATTTGAATCATAGAATATTGGAGCTCTTGAAGAATTAGTTATATATGAATCCCCACCATCTACTACAAATGACCAAGTAGATCCATATCCAACATTATTCCATTCATGCCTTGAAGCATTAACGTAGTAGTTTCCTCCTGACATGTATGTCCTTGATCCCCAGCTATTATAATTACCAGCTGTTCCACCCATATATAAAGTACTAGATATGTGAGTGTCTCCACTAACACTTAGTCTTACATCTGGAGTTATTCCACCAATACCCAATCTTAATAATCTTGAATCACTATTTGGATCAATTAAATAAAATGTATCATCTAAATCATAATAAATAGGTGTTCTTACGTCACTTCCATAAAATCCATATTGTGATGATAATCTATTGTAATTACCATTACTTCCAATAACACCTGAACCTAATGTAATTCTTTGAATTCCTCCTGGATCCGCAACATCGTATTCAGGACCACCCATTTGATTTCCATTAAAGTTCATATCAGCAGATACACTCATTCTATATCTTACTCCACTAAGAAGCCTCATATAGAACCAATAACCTCCACTAGCTAAATCTCTTGGTCCTGCTTGATAAATATAATAACCATAAGCACCATTAGCCGCATTATTAGCCCCATGCTCAGTATAAAAATACCACATGTTATCTTGACCGCTATGCCACTCACGAGAGTTTATTATAAATCTAGATGTGCAACCTCCATAAGGACTGTTTCCATTATCATTAATTGATCTTGAAATAGCAATTTCTGCTGACATTCCACCCCCATTAAACCATCCCATTGGGAATCTAACCCATCTATATGACCCATCATTAGATCCAGGTACATCCAAATATCTTTCAGTCTGATAAGTTTTAATTGCCTGAACATTACTAAATACTGATGTACTATTAGGATCTACATAATATGCAGTGTTTTGTGAATCATAAAATATAGATCCATAAACAGCACCATTAGTATATAATGCACCAGCTCTAAGAGTTTTTGAATATCCTGCTCCAATATGAACCTCTCCACCATCGTAATAATTAAGTTCTAAAGGATCTGACCCTCTACCATTTACTGTATCTGCATATACGTTTCTTCCTAGGAATCCATAACTAGTATCTCCTGAAAAATAAAGATTGTCATAGGTAATAGAATTCATTCTAGATCCTGATGCAGGATCTACATAATATGCAGTATTATTTTCATCATAAAAAATAGGAGATCTTAATGCGGTTGTAGCCCAAACATTATTAGCTATAAAGTTTTCGTAACCAGTTCCTGGATTATTTCTAATAGCTATTCTACCACTAGATTCCATCATTATACTAGATGCTACTATGCCAGCCCAATGGAAGGCTAATTGTGGAGCATACGTTTCATTTGTACTACCATACCCTCCAACATTTTCTCTTACTTGATAATTATATTGATATGAAGTTCCTGTAGAAGTATTTTGAATATAAGATCCTCCTGGCCCATATAGATTTGTTGCAGATCCTGAGCTTCCTGAAATATTTGAATAAGCAACACGAACTGTACCAGGAGTAGCTGGAGAAACTTTAAGTTCCCAATAGCTACCACCATCATAATTCATGTACATATAATATGGAGATGAACCCCCGTATGTATATGGAGGATCTGAAGCATAAAGCCTAGTAGAGTTTAATGCATACGTAGCATTACCAGTAATATTAATACCCCAAGATCCAGAGGCAACACTTCTAATTGAAGACATTGCATTTGTAGGAGAAACAGATCTATAATAATTATCTCCCTGCTTGGTAATAAACGATGTAATTGATGTTCCTGCTCCTGGATTACCATCATCAGTCATGTTTATGTAGCTACCAAAGATGTAACCACTAGAGTCTCTTACAACAATATTATTTGCAACATTAGACTGAGAAGCACTAAATCCATCAACAGTCTCTGCATTACCAGTAATATTAATACCCCATGTACCACTTGCGTTGCTACCATTAGCATTTGCTTTGCTATTGAATGTATTCCAATCTGAGCTAGATAAGAATCCATTTTGTGATGCAGTTGCTTGTTGAATGGTAATGTTAGGAGTGGAACCACCGCTTGAAAACAATGGGCTTGATGCAGTTACCGATGAAACTCCAGCTGTAATAGTCCATGATCTATCAGCAGACAAGTCATAACTTACTCCATTAATCGTAAGAGTTCTAGATGTTGGAACATAACTACCAAGCTGACCAAGCGCAACAAATTCGTTTGAGTTTACAGCGTTAGATCCAATAACTCGACCATTGAAGTTAGCAACAACACCAGAAGGCAAGTCAGAAATAGCTCCTGTTGCAGCGTTAACAACACCAGTAGTCTTTCCAACAATAATACCAGTAGAGAACTGTTGTACCCCAGTATTGTAAGTATACACAGGGTATCTACCAGATGGGTTGTTACCATAGTAATCAAGAAGGTTTGCGTTAATAGACGCACTTAAAAGTCTTTCTCCTGTAACAAGCACACCTCTAAAGAATGAGATAGGAGTTGTTTCAAAACCGCTACCATTTCTATTGAAAGTATTTACAAAGCTCCATGTAGCCTCTCCACTTGGGACAAGCTCATTTTGATTATAAGCTACCCTCAAACCATAAAGAGTATCAGTGCCAATCTTAAAGTTTAACACATCACCACCTCTAACAATAGTTTTAAGGCCAGTAATAGTCTGATCAGTAGCTAAAGTTACGTATCCACTTAAATCAGGAGCGTAGTTAGGTATATTTAATGTAGATCCTATTAACGTAGCCGCTCCACTTGTTCCAGTTGTTGTAAGTGTAATAGTATTCTGCTTGCCATTAAATGTAATCCAATCAGCATTGCTTAACAATCCTGTTTGCGTAGAAGTAGCAACAGTAGAAGGAATAGTTACAGTCTTAGTATCAATAGCAGTGATATGCCCTTCAGTAGAAGATGTGACACTGTCAACAACATTAAATGATCCACCAAAAGACGGAGTCTGAGCAGATGTTGTGTCTGTTCTTGATATAGAACTATGTGTGAGCGTAATCGTGTTGTTAGTAGCCTGATTAGCACTAAATGTGCCTGAACCTGAAAGTACTCCTGTTCCCTGAACAGTAAGAACTCCATTTTTAATATCTGCTATTAAAGGATAGAATGCTGAGTAATCAGATTGATTAGCAACAATGTTACCAACCCTACCAAATACACTGCTTACTGAATCACTGTTATCGACCTTCTGCCAAGCAACATCATGGAATACAATCCAGTCACCAACCTGCCAATCATTAATCCCATTAATGTTTGTTGTACCAGCTACACTTACAATGTAGAATGCGCCTTCTGTTCCAACCCCTGAAGTAATAGTAGGAGTATTTGTTGATGCGTTCCAAGTACCCTGATATTGCAATCCACCAACTAATTGGTTTACTTGATGCTGAAGCTTTCCAAAAGCAGTTAATATTGAGTCCGTACTAAGGATTTCATTTCCTGCTATGTTTAATCCTGTCAATACCTTACCTGTTACAGCAGAGTTTGATAGCGTAACACTTGCGGCACCAGGACCACTAGCAGTAGCCTCTCCTGTAAGTGAAGTAATGTAGTTACCTTGAGGGGCTGGAGTATATCCAAGGATAGTAGAGATAGTCGCACTCTTCCAAAGATTAAGAGTTGTGTCTCTGTATAGCAATCCATTATTTACAAACGGTTCAGCAGAAACATCATGCAACTCCTCTAGCTCATATCCATTGTCAATCTTTACATAGATCTTACCATTATTAGCATGAGCGTACTCAACGTATCCAAGAATAACAGTATGCTGAGGGGCAACTGGTTTTATGTTTGTAATTGCCCCAGCAATGGTTGGACTTAAGTAAAGTACATCACCGTCAAGCCATGTTTCACCCTGAAGATTACCAGTAGTGTTTACGTTGACAATCTGACCAATATTAATAATAAATCCATCTTGATTTTTTGATATGTTCTCACAAACCAAACCAAGTGTCGAGGCACTATTTAAGTCATTATTAGCCTGAGCTAATGAAACAGCAAGCCTTTGCCCTTGAGCTCCAGATACTTTTACAACTTGATAGTTCGTTCTTAATAAATCAACATCAGTATTATTACGAACTCTAGATATCACGCTCTGTCCAATCGGAACACTGTATATATTACCCTTAACAGATAGACGTACAGTTCCATCAGTATTGTCCCAGGACATCACTCCTTCAGCGGAAGGAATATTTGTTGTTGTTGTGTTAAATTGAGCAAAGTCACCTATTAATCCATAGGTGCCAAGGTTGACATCTTGGGTTGCTCCTGTGTAAGGAACATACCCTGTTAATGATGGGAACGTAGCTAAAGAACCATCTCCCCTAACATATTCCAAAATAGTACCAGCCCCTACAACTGTTAATACTCCAGCTCCTATAACAGGGCTGTTAGATACAGTAAATGCAGATGGCATAGAAAGTCCAACTGAAGTAACGGTACCTACATTCCATATTCTATCTGCCGATAGATCGTATGTAGTTCCATTAATTGTTAACTGTCTAGTTCTATAAGCATACCTGGTATCACCCCAAGTAGTATCAAAAGCGATATTTACGTCTGATGACAAGTTGCCCCCACCAGTTAAACCAGTACCAGCATTTATCGATCTTGTAGTAGGTACGTATTGACTAGTGTCTACAGAACCGTCAGCCTTCAAGAATTGAGCAGATGTACCTCCAGCTTTTATGAATGAGTTAGCTGTAATATTGTTTGAACCAAGATTGACGTTAGCATTTGCTCCAGTATAAGGAACAAACTTATTGTCAGCCTCAGTCTTAGTATAAGCGTCAGTAATTCCATACCCACTTAATGTGGTTGGAGTGTTTGTTATTTTTGACCAGTCAATTGATCCAATCGAATCACTTGAAATAAGTCCAAACAATAAATTCCCGCCAGATCTAAGTAACACGTGTCCATCAGTGGTAGCTTGGATATCAGCTGGGTCACCAGTAGTAGATGACGCACGTCCTATTACAGACGTTCCTGCGCTGTTCCTGAGCTTCGAATCTGTTACAGCATTATCTGATATGGTTGTAGAAATGGACGTCTTACCGCTGCCCGTAATGTCTCCAGAGAGCGTTATGGTTTGGTTCTCCAAAAGGAATGGAGGAACGCCAGTAATCTTTGAGAAAGCAAGCGTGTTAATCCACGTAGGATTATCGTAAGCTTGAGAAAGTCTTGGGTAGAAAGATTGGTAGTCTGCTTCCAAAGCCAGGATAGCTCCAATTCTTCCAAAGACACTTGTAACAGCATCAGTATTATCTACCTTCTCCCAAATTAATCCATTAGATATAATCCAGTCACCTACTGCATAATCTACACCTCCAAATACTCCAGCTACAGAAACAACGTAGTAGTGTCCTTTTTCTTCTGGTACAAGAGGATTTAGTGTTGGTGTATTAGTAAGCGCGTTCCAGGTTCCCATGTACTGTACCTGGCCAATGATTGAGTCAGGAATTTGAGACAATGGCACTTTACCGCCAGCATCCAAAGAAGCAACCCCGTTAGGAACTCCTACGGAAGTTTTGTCAACCTTAAGATCTAACAAAATCTCAATATCTCCCTCAAGGGTTGATATAGCGCTGTTAAGCTGACCTAAAGTTGCAGACTCAGTTGTGAGAACAGCAGGCGGATGGTTTATACGTCTTAAGCTAGATATTGGCTGACCTAAGTCGTTTGGGATAACAAAAATGTCACCATCCCCACCAATAACTCTAAGTGCGTCAGCACCTGAAATAGTACTATTTATTACGGCTCCATTTGAAGCGTAAAGACTTCCACTAACAGCAAGCTTGTAACCTAGAGAATTTACACCTCCGATTACAATGTTTGACCCATGTTGAAAAATAACTGAATCACCTATTACCTGTGCTGATGTAAAAACAGGAACATAACCAGGTGTCCCAGATCCACTAATGTTACTAGCAAAAAAATCAGACACATCAATTCTAATGTTCTGATCATCAGCATAACCAACAATGAAGTCTAAATCCGCAGGATCGCTTACTAATAGAAAGTCCGAAAATCTCATCCGATGATTATTCCAATTGCAATTACCATAGTGCTAAAATGTTTAGTGCCGATGTTCCTTCAGCCCATACCTTGATTACCTGAACTGGAATAAATGTTCCAGAAACGATACCAGTAAAGGTGACCTCATCTCCGCCAACTGTAGTAACCTTCAAGGTACCACCAGTTCCGACGTAAAGCACACAACCATTATTACCTGATCCATCTTGCGTAGCTACGCTTGGAATGTTCAAGGTGTTGCTTGGTGTAACTGCGGCAGCTCGACCTGCCTGTAGTTTTTGTACTGCCATATTAGTTTTTGTTTAAAGAGAATGGAACTAACTTATTTAACTTCTGCTTTCTTGCAGAGCATCCGCAATCTTTGCCTTTAGTCACACGCTCAACAACTCGTGTTATCCCTGTGCCTTTAGCAACTACTTCAACTAAGTCCCCTAAGCCCTCCATGTTATTTTTTAGTTTTACCTGCCTTAGATAAAGCGATAGCTATAGCCTGCTTGCGAGGTTTACCAGCCTTGATTTCTTTTCTAATATTCTCACTAACAACCTTTTGTGATTTTCCAGACTTTAGAGGCATATCTTTCGCTTTTTAAACTTGACAAATATACTGACTTTTTATCGCTTTTTACCCTTGTGCAGTCCGTGTTTTGCGTATTGCTCTCCTTTTTTTGTAGCCTCTCGCTTCTCAGCAGTGGCCTTAGCAAGTTTAGAACGGCCAGCAGGAGTCTTCTTAAGCGATGCTATTGTCTTAGCTGGGGCGTAAACTTCACCAGTGTCCTTAGATTTTTTACCACTTGGAGTTCTCCACTCCTGTTCGGTCCAACGAATAAGGTCTTTTTGCTGCTTCTTCATTTGTATCCTCCACCTTTCTTCTTGTACTCACTAGCAAGAAGCTGTGCTTTCCTAGCTGACCACTCACCAGGATCACCACCTTTGCTGCCAGCCTTGATCTTTTCGAACAAAGTTTTACGCATGGTAGGCTTAGTGTAGTTACCAGCTGAGTTTACAGTGCTTTTCTTTTTCATCACCATTTTACCTTATCTGCCCAATAAGCTGCTGACATTGGTCCTTTAGCAATATTTTTACTATGTCTTGCCTTAAAAGACGCTCTTTTCTTTTTCATAGTGTCAGACTCACCCATCTTTGGTTTGCCAGCAGTCTTCGCGCCTTGTTCACCAAAGCGGATAACTTTCTCCTTACCAGCAGAGCAAGCCTTAACTACGTGAGATTTTTTAGGATGTGAAGGTGTACTCTTGGGAGAGTTACACTTCATCTCACTTTTTCTTACCATAGCCTAGAGCTTCTTTGGTTCTAACCATAGCAAGAGCCTCAATTACAGCCTCGGCTAGTTCTTCTTTCTTGTCGTTTGCTTTTTTGACTGCAATACACTTCTCGATTCCAGTCATACTTAGTTTTGGTCTGTCCATCATTTTTATTAGCTTTACCGCAAATATACGAATATGAATTCATTCAAAAGGAGAGCAAAAAGAGTTTGGGATAAATATGACGTTCCAATCCGAAATGTGCGTGACATTTACGACAGACGTCACCCTGAACACGACTACCTAAAGTACTGGAGAGTCATCCGTTACTGGACCATGAGAAAGTACAACCTAAAAAGCCAGGACCTGGACATGCTCCTATTCCTTTACAGCGAGGGTTACTTCGATAACGAACGCTTTGAAGAGTACAACAACGTCCTAAGCTGGGACATTGACAGGTTCAGAAGACTACTTGAAGAAGGTTGGATACACGTGTGGAGGGAAAAAACTTACAACTCCAGGGCATTATACGAAATAACCGAAAAGGGAAGGCGTGCCATCAACACGATGTACAAGAAGTTGAACCGTGAAGAGATCTCAACTGACAGGCACACCAACCCTATGTTCAAGAAGGATACAATCTACACTGACAAAGTCATGAGAAACTTCATCCGCAAGATGAACCTAGAGATGAAAGAAGCTAAGCGGAGAAATCGTCAGGAGATTGCAGAACGACGACAACGTCTCGCTCAAGTATTACCGAAAGAATCTCCCCTGAAATAATCATCTCATGAGAAGCAAACTTGTCATAGTAAATAAACTCGCCATCCTTGACAGAGTTTACATCGCTACCAACCTTGACAATCTGACCTATGCCATAGCGCATTTTGTTTTTGTCGTCAGCCGATAGTAGAAGCCCGACTTGTGTTCGGGCTTCTTTTTCTATCTTTCTAATTACCAGGTACTTACCAATTGGTCTCATCAGTTCGAAATTATTGCATTAGTAGTTAAAATTGTATTTGCTACAGAGACCGCGTTCTTCAGAGCGGTCTTGGTTACTTTTAGGGGATCAACGATCCCCATCTCGAACATATCGCCAAGCTCGTCAGTTTTTACGTTCAATCCCTCGTTTCCAAGAGTCAAGTTCTCAATTACGTTGATGGTCTTTTCAAGGTCAATGTCCGCATTCTTGATGATTTGCTTCAGTGGTGCCTGTATGGCATTCACAAAACACTCCACAACCTTGTCGTTGTAACTCTCTTTGAGCAACTTCTGCCCAACACGGTACAAGGCCAGCCCACCACCAGCAACGATACCCTCTTCCATGGCGGACTGCACTGCGCAAACTGAGTCATCTACCCTATCGTACAGCTCTTTTTGCTCAACATCTGAGTTTCCACCCACGTGAATGATGCCAACACCACCAGTTAGGTACGAAATACGCTGTTTGATGAAGTCTCTATCTGTTTTTTTAGTAGCCTGGTCGTGCGCGGCCTTCAATTCACTCACCAAAACGTCAAGTGTCTCCGTATTGTCTACGCTTGGAGACGGTACTAGCACGGTTTTCTCTCTTGATACCACTACTTTCGAAGCGAGACCAAGATCTGTGAACGAAATTAGCGCAGTATCGTCACCTCCAAGGGCACTAAAGAAACGACCACCAGTCGCAACCGCCAAATCCTGCATCAACTCGTGTTGTTTGTAGCCAAACTGAGGAGGCTCCACGATGCAGAACTTCAAGTTGCTCTGCATTTTGTTGAGAGCAATGGTGTTTGTAAAGTTCTGAGAGCACGGTGCCACAATCAACAATGGTTTCCGACTCTGCACAAACGACCCAAGTAGGTTAATGATTTGCTCAATGGACGAAAGCTCGATGTCAGTCATCAAGATGTAGCAATCTTCAGCCACGAACTCGTCATTCTTCTGGTTGTTCACGAACAATTTGTTCGTATAACCCCTATCCATGCGGATGCCCTTGATCACCTCAGCGTAGGTCTCAGTAGTCATGGACTTCTCCACCGTCACCAGGCCATTCTTGCCAACCTTCTTGTACGTGTCAGCAATTAACTTCCCAATGTGCCGATCATTATTGGCAGAGATCGTGGCAATGTCCTCGATCCACCTGTTGGTTGTCCGCACGGACACCTTCTCAAGCTCCTTCTCAGTCCGCTTCGCCAACTCCTCGATCTGCTTCACGCTGCTCCAGTCCGCATTGATTGCCATCCCACCCTCAACTAGGGCCTCCGTAATGACAACTGCTGTCGTAGTTCCATCCCCTGCTGTCAACGCAGTTCTCTCACTGGCCTCCCGAACGATTCGAACAGCCATGTTCTCCAACGCGTCATCCAAGACAACACTCTTGGCAACAGTTACACCATCCTTGGTAATAGTAAGCCCACGTGTGTGGTTAGGTGAGTCAATAATCACCGTCTTTCCGCTAGGACCTAGCGTGCTCTTCACAGCAGCCGATAGGGTCTTTACACCCTGCAAAAGTTTTGTGCGACCTTCATGGTCAAGGTATACCTTCATAATAGTAAATTTGATTGTTCGCAAATATAGGAAACCAAGATCAATAATCAAGCCATGACAGAAATGTCAGAAAAAAGAGGGCAAATTATATATATATATTTCTATAAATACGTTTTTATTTTTTTTTATTTTACGTAATAAAAGTGAGCATTCTTGTCATACTCCTGACTATCAGCAAGTTATCGTACATAAAGTCTGGAATCCAGTGTCATTTTTTGAAAAAGCTGTCACGATAATGTGAATATTTCGTTAGATATTTGTACTATTTGGGTTATACCCCAAAACTACGCGAGGCGGCCCAGATGGGAAAGTGATCATTTTTCGAGGGTGGGGGTGCAACATTGTTGCATTTATGCCTAATTTTTTGGCTTTTTATGACAACTTTCTGTGCGACCATGACAACTTTTGGCCGTCACCATGACAACTTTCTAGGCATTTCATGGCAGGGTAGGGGGTGGTCGCCTGTCCTTTTGTCACGCCATGGACTACAGATGTCACGTAAAATGTACACTAAAAAGATAACTTGAACGTTGGTCAATTCAC